GCTAACCGCAGCCCCGGCATTCGCCGTCAGAATTAGTTGTCTATTGGCGTGGCGCCGAGTCACCGGCATCGCAGCTCGGTAGCCCTTTTCGACCTTCCCCGCCCCAACACGGTCGGAAATCCACCAGGACAGTCCGTTTACGTCCAGACCAGTCGAGAATTAACCCGATGCCACCCAAAAAGAAACAAGCGCTCCGAGGGGCAACTAAACCCAGGCTCCAGTCAATACCCTTGAAGGGTAAGTCTAAAGTCGATGACGTTATTGAGATCGCTAAGATCCTTAATGAAGAACTTTTGCCTTACCAGGAGTACGTCTTGCGGGATATGTTGACCGTGGACAAAAAAGATATGTGGGTTCGCAAGAGCAATTTGCTGTTAATTAGTCGTCAGAATGGAAAGACATTTTTAGCGCGTATGTTGATCCTTACGCACCTGATCAAGTGGAACACCGATGTCTTGATCATGTCCTCTAACCGCTCAATGGCTTTAGAGACGTTTAGGCAGGTTGCTAACGCGCTTGAGAATAACGACCACCTAAAGGGCATGGTTAAGCAGATTAGGCACGCAAACGGTACTGAGTCGATCGAGATGCTCTCAGGCGCTCGAATGGACGTGGTCGCTGCGACGAGAGACGGTTCAAGAGGCAGGTCAATAAATGGACTCCTCTACGTGGATGAGGTCAGAGAAATCTCAGAAGAGGGCTACCGAGCTGCGATGCCGGTGACTCGCGCCCACGCCAATAGCCACGTACTGCTGACGTCGAATGCGGGCGATGCGTTTAGCACCGTACTTAACCAATTGCGCGAAAGAGCCTTAGACAACCCGCCAAAATCATTCGGGTTCTACGAATACTCCGCGCCACAGTATTGCAAGATCGACGATCGAGCATCATGGGCGCTTGCTAATCCTGCGCTGGGTTACACGATCACGGAAGAAGCCATTGAAGAAGCAATAGCAACTTCACCGATCGAAAACACACGAACCGAGACGCTTTGCCAATGGATCGACTCCCTAAGCAGCCCTTGGCCGCATGGCATCCTAGAAGAGACGTCTAACAGCGAGTTACAGATCCCGCCTGGTGGTTACACAGTCTTTGGCTTCGATGTATCACCTTCGAGGCGCAATGCTTCACTCGTTGCCGGTCAGATATTGCCAGACGGTAAAATTGGCGTAGGCATATTGCAAACTTGGGAGAGCGCAGTTTCAGTCGATGATCTAAAGATCGCAGCTGATATAAAGGCTTGGGCTGACCAGTATCGACCGCGACAAATCTGCTACGACAAATACGCAACCCAGTCGATCGCAGACAAGTTATCTAATGCTGGCTGCATCGTTCAAGATATCTCAGGCCAGCAGTTCTATCAGGCGTGCGGAGACTTGCTAAACGGTCTGGTAACTCACCAAGTCGTTCACAATGGTCAAGCAAACCTAATTCAACAGATGAATAACTGCGCGGCTAAAGTCAATGACTCCGCTTGGCGAATTGTTAAACGAAAGTCTGCTGGTGATATCTCAGCGCCTATCGCACTTGCAATGGTGGTCTCGATGTTAATGAAACCACAACAGGTAGCGGCTATTTACACTGAATGACCTACATCTAGTGTATAATTGACCCCTATGGGTATCTTCTCGCGTAAGCCGCTAATCGTTGAAGCACAAGCTGCGCCGCAGGTAATGGGCGAGAACTTACCCTCACTTTATAACGCAATAGCACTCCGCGTATCACGCAAGGACGCAATGAGTGTTCCTTCTGTCGCTCGCGCTCGCAACTTAATCTGCGGAACTGTCGCATCTATCCCGCTTGAGTATTACAACAAGCGCACCGGCGAAGTTATGGCCGCGCCACGTTGGATTAACCAACTATCAAAGAACCAGCCTTCATTCGTCACAATTAACTGGATCGTAGATAGCCTACTGTTCTACGGCGTTGCTTACTTGCGTGTAACAGAGCGTTATGCAGAGGACGGACGTCCAGCGGCGTTTGAGTGGATCGCTAACACTCGCGTAACTTATACAACTGATCTTGAAGGCATAATGATCACGCAGTATTACGTGGACATTCAGCCTATTGACATGAATGACATAGTAACTATTCAAGGCTTAGACGAAGGCGTGTTAGAACGCGCTGGTAAGACTATTCAGTCAGCGATCGATCTTAATAAAGCCGCTTCGATCTCTGCTGCAACTCCAATGGCATCGGGAATCCTAAAGAACTCAGGCGCAGACTTGCCGCCGGCTGAAGTCTCTGGACTTCTTGCTGCTTGGAAGCGCAGCCGCCAAAATAATTCAACTGCTTACTTGACAAGCACACTTGAGTTCCAACCAACACAATTCTCGCCTAAAGAAATGATGATGGTAGAGGGAATACAAAACCTCAGTACGGAAATTGCTCGCGCTATGAACGTTCCGGCGTATTACTTGAGCGCTGATCAGAACACAACAATGACTTATGCAAACGTAACCGAAGAACGCAAGCAATTTTATGCGCTATCTATCGAGCCTTTTATCCAGGCTATTCAAACACGCCTTTCAATGGACGATATTTCAACTGCAGGGCATGAAGTTCGCTTTAGCGTATTTGATACCTTCTTGAAGGAAGATCCGTTGGTCGAACTTCAGGTCATTGAAAAGTTGCTTACTCTTGGACTTATTACAACTGAACAGGCTATGGAAATGACAGACCTAACTCCTAATGGAAGCGAAGGCATGAGTTAATGGAAACTTTATACATCGAAGCGGCATCTATTGAGTGCAGCGAAGAACGTCGCGAAATCAGCGGCAAGATCGTTCCTATGGGAACAGGCGAAGTAGGTAACACTAATCTTGGCGGCGTAGTCTTTGAAGCGGGATCTATCGAGATCGACGATCCTTCAAAGATTAAACTGCTATCACAGCACGACATGAAGAAGCCAGTAGGCCGCATGGTTACTGCAACCGTTCGCCCTGACGGTATCTATGCAACTTTCAAACTTAGCCGCTCAACCGGCGGAAACGATGCGCTCGTTATGGCTAGCGAAGGACTCGTTAGCGGTCTTAGCATCGGAGCAGAGATCATCTCATCTGCACCTTCACGCAACGGTCACACAGTTGTCACCGCAGCTAAACTCAAAGAAGTTTCTTTAGTAACTGAGCCAGCCTTCAAGTCTGCTCAAGTATTAGAGATCGCAGCAGAGGAAGTAATTCCCGAAGCTGAACCAAACACACAACCAGAAAGCGAGGCGGTCGTGGAAAATACTCCAGACACCGTAGCAGCACCAGAAGTTGAGGCAACGGCTGTTGAAGCCGCACGCGCAACTGTTCCAGCAATGGCTTATGCAAAAGAGCGCGTTGCACCAATTTCATCAGCACAATATCTAGAGGCATCTATCAAGTCTGCCCTAGGCGATGACGAAGCACGCCGCACAGTTCGTGCAGCAGATGACTCAACATCTACTAACACAGGCTTGACACTTCCACAGCACCTTAACTCATTCATCACAGACACCTTCTCAGGCCGTCCAGCGTTCGATGCAGTTACACGTCAGGCTCTAATTGAGTCAGGAATGTCTTTCACAGTTCCACGCCTTTACACTAACGCTTCATCAGCAGACACAGCACCAGCGGTCGCAGATGTTAACGAAGGCGCATCTGTTACAGATACAGGCATGACTTCTGCTTATGACACAGTTTCAGTTAACAAGTTCGCCGGTCTAAACCGCGTTTCATGGGAACTCATCGACCGTTCATCTCCAGCATTCATGGAACTGCTTATGGCAGAACTCCGCAAGGCTTACGAGTCAGCAACAGACAAGGCACTTATCGCCGCGTTCACAGCTAACGGAACTCAAGCAACATCAGTTGCAACAACAGCAGCAGGACTCCAGTCATTCATCTCTGTAGAAGGCGCAGCCGCATACAAGGGAACTGGCGGAGACTTCGCTAACAAGTTGGTTGCTTCAACTGACCAATGGGCTGCTATCTCAGGATACGCAGACACAACAGGCCGCGCACTTTACTCAGCGCAAGGCCCAACAATGAACGCATCAGGCGGCGCAGGCGTTGCTTCATCAACACGCGGCAACATCCTCGGAACTGATCTCATCGTTGATCACAACATCACAACTTCAGGACTAGTCGACGAGTCAGCATTCCTCGTTGCACCAGGTTCTGTTTACGTCTGGGAGTCTCCACAGACACAACTTCGCCTTAACGTTCTTACAACAGGCGAACTCGAAATCGCACTTTACGGCTACTTGGCAATTTACGTTGGCAAGTCAGGTAAGGGCGTTCGCCGCTTCAACATGACTGCCTAATAACAGTTAACTAAGTCGCTGGTGGGGTAGTGCCCTTCTACCCCACCAGTCTTTAGAAAGAGGATCAAATGTCTTACACAACAGTTGCAGAGTTACGCACAGCGCTTGGCGTTGGCACTCTCTACGCTGACGCGACCCTACAGTCCGTCTGCGATGCTGCTGATAATGTGTTGATCCCTTTTCTATGGACTAACTCGACTCCAGTCGTAGCGCATAGCAATAATGGCACTGCTGGCGTTCTTTACTTTAATGATTATGTTCAAGATGTATTTTATGTAGGTCAGCAAGTTACTGTTGCTGGTTGCGGTAGTAATTTTAACGGAAGCAAAACCGTTAACGGCGTAGGTGAAAAAAGCATTGACATAACAACGACTCACGGCGCTAATGTGGTTAAAACTTATCACCCAATTAACCCTTATGGTTCTGTTGCTGCTACTACTTATACAGATTACTCAACTATTCCAGCGATCCAAGAAGCAAGCCTTATGATCTCGATCGACATCTGGCAGAGCCGCCAAGCGCCTTCAAGCGGTGGCGTTACTGTTGACGGATACGCTCCAAGCCCTTACCGCATGGGTAACACTTTACTTGCTCGCGTTCGTGGCTTACTTGCTCCTTACCTTGCACCAGGTTCGATGGTTGGCTAACCATGACAGCCGCTATATCAACTCTCCGCACAACTATTGCAACCGCGCTAGTCGATAACGCCTTATGGTCTGTCTTTAGTTTTCCACCGGCAACACCGATCGCTAATAGCATCGTAGTTAGCCCTGCCGATCCTTACGTAACGCCTAACAACAATAGTTATAACACGATCGCGCCTTTAGCCAATTTTAATCTGAACGTGTTCGTTCCCTTGCTAGACAATGAGGGCAACCTAAATGGAATTGAAGAAATGCTGGTGGCTATGTTTAACAAGTTATCAGCTTCTTCTATCGTCTATAATGTGGGAGATGTGAGCGCGCCTAGCGTTCTCAATGCTGCATCGGGCGATCTTCTGACTTGCTCAATGCAAGTCTCAGTCCTATCGAGTTGGAGTTAAGCCATGAATGAATGGGAAAAAGAACAAGCAGAGTTCCTGATCAAGATCGGGCAAACTCCTGCAGCACCAGCACCAAAACCAGCAACTAAGAAAGATGAGGAATAAACCAAATGGCAGTATTTCTAAATAATGGAGTAGTGGTTACTGTTAACTCGGTTGACCTCTCTAACCATGTAACTTCAGTAACTTTGAACCGCACTTTCGACGAACTCGAAGTAACTGCAATGGGTGACTCTGGTCACAAGTTCGTAAAGGGCTTGGAAGCGTCATCACTTACTATCGACTTCCTAAACGACACAGCCTCAGCAAACGTTCTAGCAACCTTGCAAGCTGCTTGGGGAACTTCAGTAACCGTCACACTAAAGCAGACTTCAGCCGCTACTTCAGCGACTAACCCACTTTACACAATGACTTGCCTAGTTAACAACACAACCGATATTAACGGCGCAGTTGGCGATCTTGGTACTCAGTCAGTAACTTGGACAGTCAACGGCACAGTCGCAGTTACAACTTCCTAATAACTAACTAAGGGGCAAAAGCATGGCAAAACTAAAGGTAACAAGGGCAGACGGAAGCGTTAACGAGTACCAGATCACACCAGCGATCGAGTACGCCTTCGAGCAGTATGCAAAGAAGGGCTTTCACAAAGCCTTTAGAGATGATGAAAAGCAGAGCGATGTTTATTGGCTTTGCTGGGAGTCTATTCGTCGGTCGGGTGAAACCGTTAAACCCTTCGGAGAGTCATTCCTTGAGACATTGACGCGAGTCGAGGTTCTCGATGATGACCCTTTGGAGTAACGCGGGAGTCCTTCACCTATCTCGTAGCGAGACTATCGCTTGAGACAGGACTCTCGCCTCAGACTTTAATTGAACTAGATCACAGAATGTTCAGGACTTTACTTCAAGCCCTGAAAGACAGAGCAAAGGAGCAGAGCGATGCCAACAGAAGTAAAAGGCGCAACTAAACTCCGTAAAGCCCTGAAAGAATATGAACCTGATCTAGCCAAAGCAACAACTAAAGAACTAGGCAACTTGCTCAAGCCTATTGCGGCTAAGGCTCGCGGCTTTATGCCAGCAGAGTCACCGCTAAGTGGTTGGGCTGCTCGATCCTTTAACGAAGGTCGCTTCCCTACATATAACCCTTCGATCGCTAAGAAGGGTATTACTTACAAGACATCTCCAAGCCGCCCTAATAATCGCGGCTGGCGTTCTCTCGTATCTTTGCTTAACAAGTCTGCTGCTGGCGCTATCTACGAAACAGCAGGGCGCAAGAACCCCGGCGGAAACTTCTCACCTCGTCTCGATCGAGGAGATGCTCAAAGCAAAGGTCAAGGCAAGATGCAGGGTCGCGGTATCTTTCGCGCTTGGAACGAGGATCAAGGAAAGACTCAAGGCGCAGTTATCAAGGCACTAGAAGGCGCAGCCGCTAAGTTTAATTCTAAGACAGGCAGATATAACTGATGGCAACTAATGTTAAAGTAGATATTGCCGCCGAGTTCGTAGGCAGAAAAGCCTTTACCGATGCTGCTAAAGCAACGCTAGGTCTCAACAACCAAGTTAAAACACTTGCTAAGTCCTATGTTGGCTTATTTACAGCCCAGCGCCTAGCGCGTTCTGGCTTCAATGCTGCGAAAGCCTTTGCTCAAGATGATAAAGCAGCCAGAGTATTAACCCAGTCTTTAGATAACTTAGGTCTAGCCTTTGCAGATCCTTCAGTTAAGAACTTTATTGCAGACCTTGAAAAACAATTCGGCGTACTCGATGATCAACTGCGCCCAGCCTTCCAGCGTTTATTAACTACTACTGGAGATGTCGCTAAGAGCCAGCAGTTACTTCGCACAGCCCTTGATCTAAGCGCAGCAAGCGGGGCAGATGTTGTATCCGTAGCAGGCGACTTATCTAAGGCTTATGTAGGCCAGACTAGATCCCTTGCCAAGTACGGCATCGGCTTAACTCAGGCTGAACTAAAGGCTATGTCCTTTGAGGAAGTCCAGACACGAATTAACGGTCTATTCGGTGGACAGGCAACGGTTGCAGTTGATACCTATGCTGGCGCGCTTCAGCGTTTATCAGTATCGGCTAATAATGCTCAGGAGATTATTGGCGGCGGCTTACTCGATGCACTTGCAGCCTTAGGCGGCGGTGGTGAAGGTGGACTTACTAACACACTTAACCTGATCGAAAAGACTTCTACTGCACTTGCTACCTTCGTGCGCCGCTTCGGCGTTGGAGTTGGTCAGTTAGCAGCCTTAGCGCGTGGAGACTTGCAAGCCTTCCGAGCAATAGGCGAAACCGAGATGAACCGCGGTCGAGATATGTCTGGCATAACTCCAGCGATCAGAGCAGAATTAACTAAAGCAGCAGCCGACAAGGCAGCAAAAAAGAACCGCGATGCTTTGCTTAAGACAACCAAAGAGCAGACTAAGGCGATCAAAGAGCAGACAGCGTTGCAAAAGGCTGGAACTCTATTTGATATCCAACAGACTCAGATCATCGCTGCACTTAAGGGCGATATCTCAGCTGAGGAACGCAAACGCCTAGAACTGCAACTGGCTATCTTGACCGGCAATACTTCAGAGGCATCTAAACTTGCTGGAGAACTTGCCAAGTCTCAAGGACTATCACAACAACTAGCTGCTTACCTAGCAAGCCTGCCAGATGCCAAGAACCCTTTCACAGCATGGAAGTCTTATCTTGACATGATCGAGAGCCAAGTTGCTCGCATTGCAGCAGGTAATGTTCAGACAGTTCCTACATCTATGGCTACTGGTTACGGCGTTACTGGTCAGCAATACTCTTTGCCTAATGCTTCAACACAGACAAGCGCAGCAGGCGTGGACTTCACAGTTAATGTCAACGCTGGTTCAATTATTGCTCAAGAGAGCCTGCAAGATGTTCTCCGAGATACTTTGCTTGATGCTTCACTATCTGCCAAGTTCGCTTCCATATTTCGTCAAGGTGGTTCATTCGGGCCATGACACTTCCTGCACAGATATCCGTATCCTTCGACTTTACTAGCGGCGCTACCTTTGGCTATCCGTTCACTATTGGCGATGAGAAGTACGGCGTTCTAGGCACAGGCACACTTGCTTCAACTACTACTCCAGAGCCTACGGTCGATCTGACTCCTAATGTAAGACAGATCAGTATCAAGCGCGGGCGCAATATTATGCGCGACACCTACGAGTCTGGGTCTGCAACTATTAGAGTCCTAGATCCTAACTCTGACTTCAACCCACAGAATGTTAATTCGCCTTACTTTGGCTTCTTGACTCCGCTTCGCAAGTTGCGTGTCTCAGCAACGGTAGGCGGCGTGGGTTACTTCCTGTTCTCTGGCTATACAACAGACTATAAATACACCTATCCTCAGGGGCAGGAGACAGGCTATGTTGACATAATCTGCGCAGATGCTTTTAGACTTATGCAACAGGCTGGAATTACAACTGTGGCAGATGCTACAGCTGGGCAAGACACCGGCACTCGAATTGGCAAAATCCTAGATCAAGTCTCATGGCCTACATCTATGCGCACGATCGACACAGGCAACACAACCTGTATAGCCGATCCCGGCACTTCTCGCACAGCGCTCGATGCGCTAAAGAACGCAGAGTTCTCTGAGCAGGGCGCGTTCTACATAGATGTTGAAGGCACAGCGATATTCCTAAACCGAACCAATGTGATCAAGAAGTATGGCGAAACTCCGATCGAGTTTAACCAAACCACAGGTATCCCTTACACCAACCTCACCTTCGCCTTCGATGACAAGTTAATTATTAACTCTGCTGGCATGACCCGCTATGGCGGTACACAGCAGGTCTCAGAAGACTCAGCTTCTATTGCCAAGTACTTTCCTCACCAGATCAACGAGAACAACCTAGTTCTCCAGACAGATGCAGATGCGCTCAATGTGGCAAAAATCTATGTGGCAACTCGTAAAGAAACCACGATCCGCATAGATGCCATGACGGTCGATCTACTTGATCCAGATGTACCGACTGCAACAATGCTGGATCTGGACTACTTCTCAAACTTAAAGATCACAAATGTTCAGCCTGACGGCTCAACTATCGTTAAAACTTTACAGGCGCAGGGACTTTCATGGAACATCACGCCAAATGCCATGTCCTGCACTGTTATTACTCTCGAACCGATCGTGGAAGGCTTCGTTATCGGAACGCAGTCAGGTATAATCGGCACTAACATAATGGCGTACTAGGAGATATAAATGGCAACAGGCTTTCCAGCAAGCACAGGCGATGTCCTAAGCGCGGCTATGTACAACGGACTTACTTCGTTCTCAGTAGGCGCGGCCAATACAGCCGACTACACAGCAGTCTTAGCAGACCAGTACCAGAGCCTAGAGATCATGAACAAGGCAACTGCTATCGCTTTTAAGATCCCGACTGATGCTTCGGTAGCCTTTGAGATCGGCACAGTCTTAACAGTTCTAAACATCGGCGTGGGTACTTGCACTATTTCAGCAGTAACGCCGGGCACAACCACAGTTCTTTCAGCAGGAGCAGTAGCAGCTAGCCCAACTCTTGCACAATATAAGTCAGCAGCATGTATCAAAACTGCTGCTAATACTTGGTATGTGGTTGGTGCAATAGCCTAATGATCGCTAATCAAATTGTTGGCGTTGGAAGCGTGCAGGCAACAGCCTTTACGCCTTCCAGTATTGCTGGGTTAAAAGCCTGGTACGATGCCAGCGATACTGGAACTATTTCGCTTTCAGGTAGTGCAGTAACTCAATGGAATGATAAGTCTGGCAATGCTTTTAACTTAACCCAAGGCACAGCCGCTCGCAGACCTGCTTCTGGAGTCAATACCTTAAACAGTCTGAATGTAATTACCTTCGATGGCAACGATGTACTTCAAGCAGCAACTGCGTCCGACTGGACATTCTTAAATAACTCAGGCGGCGCAACTGTTTTCATGGCTGCTTATTATGACACTACTGCGGCACAAACAATGATTTTCGATACTTCTGGCTCAACTACTGGAGCGGTTGGAGTTACAACTTTTAGAGGCGCGGCAGATAAATTAGGCGCGTTTGTGGTTTACGGTTCAGGTGGCAATTATGTATCACTTGATAGCAATTTACAAACACTTACAGATGCCACCGCTTTTTATTGGTCGATGAAATTAGACAATTCAAATGCTACGGCGGCCAACCGTATAAAAGTATCTTTGAACGGTGCAGCTGAACAAGGGGCAAATAGTTCGACAAACTCTCCAAGCGCATCGGCACCAGCCCAGGCACTTCTATTGGGTTCTTACGACACCGCAGGAAGTCAAGGCTTTCAAGGGCGTATTGCAGAAATTATTATGTATTCAGGTATTTTATCCGCAGGAGATATTTCGTCTGTTAACTCATATTTAGCAAGTAAGTGGGCATTGTAATGAACTGGTATGAATGGAACTCTCAAGCAGACTTTGACTCATGGCATGATGGGCTTTGCCAGCAATTAGGTTATCCGCTAGTAAGTATTAACCAAGCAACAGGCGAGCTAGATGAATCCGTTGCTATGACCACTTCTTATACAACCAGCCGAGAAGTTGAAGGCAAAGTTATTGCAGATGTTGAGGATCAATACGCAGAAGGTTTGACTCTAACTGCGCTTAGACCACCGCTAAGGGTCTTTGGTAATGAAGCCTAAATTATGCAAAGCCGGTATTCAGTTGCGAGAACAGTTCGATGACTCGTTCCCAGACCGCGATCGTACTTCGGACGGCTGGATCGCCGATGCCAGACATCGTGCAGGCGGTACTAGCGACCACATACCTTGTGCATCGACTGGGCTTGTTAGAGCGATCGACCTCGATCGAGATGTCTCTGGTAAAGCAAAGCCCGACCTCATGCCCGATATTGCTGATCAGCTTCGCAGACTTGCCAAGACAGACAAGCGCATCGCCTACATCATATTCAACGGCAGAATTGCATCGCCTCGCATGGGCTGGCGCTGGAGAAAGTACAAAGGATCTAATCCGCATAACCATCATTGCCATGTATCTTTCACTAAAGCAGGTGATAACGATGGTTCGTTCTTTTCTAATATCCCGTTACTAGGAGGCACTAATGGCTGAAAACTACTCATTCGTAATAGATCAAGGTGCTGACTGGTATCTAAACATTGTCTATAAAGACTCTGCTGGTACTGCGATCAACCTGACTGGCTATACAGCAGCCATGCAGTTCCGCTTAACTACTACTAGCGCGACAGCCGCTATCAGTCTTACTCAAGCATCTGGAATAACTATTACTGGTGCAACTGGAACTCTGGCTATTCGCGCCACAGCTGCTCAGACTGGGGCACTCGATGACTCAGCCAAGTATGACTATGACCTTGAAATCACTTCACCTGCTGGAGTAGTAACTCGCTTGATCCAAGGGGTTGCTAGTGTTAGTTCACAGATAACTCGATGAGCGACATAATTGTTATACAACCTACGGTAACTGAATTAACAGTTACAGAGGATATTAACCAAGTTGTAGTTTCATCGGTTGGAGTTCAAGGGGCTAAAGGCGATACCGGTGCTACTGGCGCAACAGGTGCAACTGGCGCAGCAGGTTCATCAGGAGTTGTATCTGTAACTGCTCCGATTACTAACAGCGGTACATCATCATCTGCCAATATCGGTATCGACCTTTCAAATATAGCGGCTAAATACGCACCTCTTTTTCAGGTTAAATATCGTTCAGGATATTGGTACGAGTCGCGCAATGGCGCTCAGATTTTAACAAGTGCATATTCTGTTTCTAGAATGATGTTGCTGCCTGTTTTTATACCTGAATCAATTACCCTAGATAGAATTGGAATTGAATGTACTGCTGGAGTTGCATCAAGTACATTCCGTTTAGGTATTTACAACTCTGATTCTAACAATGTTCCTTCAACTTTATTGCTAGATGCCGGAACTGTAAGTACGGCAAGTGCTGGACAATTCGCAGTAACGATTTCACAAACTTTATCGCCTGGATTATATTACTTTGCCTATTGCCAACAAGGTGGTGCAGGTAATGCCACTATGCGCGCTTATCATAATGTGCTTGGTAATTGGTCTCCAGTTGCTTCAACTTCTCCACAACAGGCTGCTTACTTAACTGGCTATAATCAAGACAGCGTTTCGGGCGCATTCCCAAGTACCTATACTGCGAATAACCCAAATACCTTACAACCAGCGAGAGTTCAATTTAGGATCGCATAATGAAAATGATCACCTACGGCATCGGCGGCTATGACCCAACCAAGCCAAATAACAATATCGTTGAAGAAATCGACATTCCAGATCAGGAGACAGAATGAACATGAAGAACCCTTACTTCTTAACTGCTGGGGCATTCCTTGCAGCTTGGGCTGCTTCTAACTTTGCAGCAGATTACCGCTCGATCCTCTGGGCTGTTCTTGCTGGGGTCTTTGGATATGCGACACCTAAACGATGACACCAACGGACTACTTAAATCTCTATATTGCCACTCTTGCGATCGTGGGTGGATTAGCGGGCTATGTGATCACGCACTTATTGTCGGAGATCAAAAGACTTAATGCGCGTGTCGATGAGATCTATAACATACTTCTAGAGCGATAATTTAATCATGGCGCGTAAGAAGGCTATCGACTTAGAGGCTTACTCTATGCTCGATCAGTACTGCATCGGGCTAAACGAGTATTACAAATCGCTTAGACGAGCAGGGTTTAGCACAGAGATGGCTTTGGCTATTCTGCTCGAGCCTTTAACTTACCCGGCAACTATCTTGCCCACTCCCAACTGGTTGCCACAACTTCCCGACTCGATCCCTTATGACGATGACGATGAGGATTAAGAATGAAAAGAACTGTAATCGTTCCCGATCTACAAGTTCCATATCATGACGAAGTTGCTGTCAGGAATGTTGCATCTTTTATTAAGGCATACCGTCCAGATAGCGTTATTACATTGGGAGATGAAATTGACCTCCCACAGATCAGCCGATGGTCAGACGGCACACCAGGTTGGTACGAGCAAACACTAGCTGAGGACAGAGATCAGGCAGTTGAGGTTCTCTGGTCGCTAGTTGAGCATTCTAAAGAGGCTCACATGATCCGTTCTAATCACACCGATCGACTTTACAATGTGATCATGAAAAAGATCCCAGCATTCTTGGCTTTGCCAGAACTTAAGTTCGAGCGCTTCATGCGTTTAGACGAGTTAGGCATCACTTACCATAAGAAGCCATACGCCTTCGCTAAGGGCTGGGTAGCAGTTCATGGAGACGAACAGGGCATCAACCCTAATGCAGGTCTTACAGCCCTTGGAGCGGCTCGTAGGCACGGTTTAAGCGTGGTCTGTGGTCACACTCACAGAGCAGGGGTATCGGCCTTTACAGAGGCTTCTGGGGGCAAGATAGGCCGTATCCTGCGTGGAGTAGAAGGCGGGCATCTTATGGATATTCGCAAGGCAGGCTATACCAAGGGAACTATGAACTGGCAGCAAGCCTTTATCATCGTTGAGGATAGTCAAGTAACCCTAGTTAATCTCGAAAAGGACGGCACTTTCGTAGTTGCCGGGCGGCGTTATGGACGATCTAGATAACGACATCAAGCGCACGATCGATGATGCGATGGACGATGGAGAATTGTTACCGTTTCGTTATCAACACTCCGTCAGATAGTCAGATATTTATGCAACACTTATGCCAAGAAGCTGCGAAGGGCGCAGTAGAAGGGCACTAAATGAACGCAGATGTAGCAATTACTTTATCTATAGCAGTCGGCATGATCATTGGCTTTGGCTTCGGTTATGGCAAAGGCTTTGAACATGGCAAGATTAAGGGTCGGATCGCAGCTCGTAAGATCGCTCGTCAACTTGAGCAGGTCGGCCGATGAATGCTAGAGACTATCTCAATGAAGCAAGAGCAACTATCCAAGACCGGGGAATGGATTACGGTCACCCAACTGACAACATGGCAAGAACTGCTGCCCTCTGGTCGAGTTATTTGGAAATGCCGGTTACTGATTATCAGGTCGCGATGTGCATGGCACTCGTCAAAATAGCAAGAAGCATGGAAACTGCAAAGACCGATACTTATGTCGATCTAGTGGCTTATGCTTCTATTGCAGCGCAACTGCATACAGAGGAGAATGAGCAATATGTCTAATACTTGGGAAGCAGCATTAGTTCAATTAGTCAGAATTAAACACGTTGAACTTTTAATGAAAATCGAGAAGGAAGGCATTGTCATAACAGACAAGATAGATGCAAAGATGCCTGCCATTATTTCGCATACAGCAGGCTTCTACATCGAAGACTACACACTTAAGGATCTTGAACGAGCTATAGCCAGAGGTAAGGAGTCTGAAAATGTTTAATCTTGAAGATTATGAGACAGTAGAAGAACGCCTAGTTAAGTTCTGGAAGGAACACCCAGATGGTCGAATTGAAACTACTTTGGTTGAGTCAACGCTTCAGCGATTTATTGTTAAGGCTTCTGTTTATAGAACTGAAGTTGATGCATCGGCTTGGACAACTGGCTATGCAGAGGAGACAGTCTCAACGCGAGGAGTTAATTCTACGAGCGCTCTTGAGAACTGCGAAACGAGTGCGATCGGTCGGGCATTGGCTAACGCAGGCTATGTTACGAAAGGCAAACGCCCTAGCCGTGAGGAGATGTCTAAAGTTAAAGCAGCAGAACCTAAGCCATTCGCTGAGAAGTTAGCAGACAAGATAACAATGCCGGTCGAGGACGATCCTTGGTCAATTAAGGCGGTCTCACCAGCGCCATCAGCTAGTGAAGCGGTTGCCCTAGTGCAAGATGTACTAGGTGGCGCAAAGATAGATGAGGACATACCAACCTGCCAGCATGGCACTATGGCTTTTAGCGAAGGCGTATCTAAGAAAAACAACAAGCCTTGGGCGCAGTTCCGATGCCAAAACCCTGCTGGTGGCTTCTTAGAGAAGTGTGAGCCTGTGTGGTTAGAGATTAACCGCGATGGTAAATGGGTCAAGCAGAAGGCGAGAGGATGATGAGCGGATTACAGTTCATGAACCAAGACGGTGAGTGGGAGAACTTCCCAACCGATGATGAACTAGCAGAAAAGGCTAAGCATCAAGAATTGCTTAACAGCATTCAGGTGCGGATCATCTGTCACCTATGTAATGAGCCAGTACCACGCGAGGAGTTAGCATTCTGGGTTCAAGGAACTGTTCTTACTTGGTCATGCAAGAAGTGTCACGCGGTTAATGTCTCAAAGTAGAAAACACCGCGGCTTTCGCACAGAGCGAGTAGTCGCAGAGTATCTGAGGCGCTGGTGGGAAGGCGCTTCAGTAGGTCGAGGTTCTGGGCGTGACATTCTCAATGTTCCGTTCGACTGCGAAGTAAAAGCGCGCACAGGACTCGATGTAAAGGGAACACTCCGCCAGATCGAGAGTCGGACTAAAGAGAGTGGCTTATTGGGGTTCGCCGCTTTTAGACTCAACGGGACGGGTGAAAACGCTGAGGAATATGTAGCAATGCTGCGTCTTGGCGATCTGGTGGAGTTACTCTTAGCTGCGGGATATAAGGATCGAAAAGATGTTGTGCTTGATGCAGACATTCAAAGATGTACCGGGTGCGGTGGATGGACTGTTGACGGTCAATGCAGAACATACGAGGATAAATAATGCCTATATATGAGTTTGAATGCACTAACGATCTATGCGAGTCCAACCTTAGATACGATAAAGAGTTAAAGATGAATGAGCCACACGATGTCGAATGCGGGTTCTGTCATGAACCTATGCGCAAGATATATAGCTCATTTGGTATTCAATTCAAAGGTAGTGGCTTCTATTCTACCGACAAGTAACTTACGCCACGCCGTTCTGAGCAGGACTTATGTTAATGTGCTAGGTGCTTCTGGTACTCTATCGGCTAGAAGCCTTAAGGGCTTCAACTCGCGCCTGAAAGGCGTAGCGCGAGAGTTAGCCGTCGCTATTGGGATACTTCTATCTATTGCAAGTATGCCTAATAGTCAGGCTTCAATAGTGCCTTTAAAAGTATTAGCCAATAAGCAGCTAACAGATAAGCAATACAACTGTCATAACGAGATCGTATATAGAGAGTCTCGTTGGCAGATAGATGCAGTTAATGGATCACACTATGGTTACTATCAGATGCGTAGTAAGTCTATGCAAGGTAAGCCTTATGACTATCAGTTCTATATCTATTGGTATTATGTATCTAAGCGCTATGGTCTTGACTATGAGATACCGGACTATTGCAAGGCACTACATCATTTAAAGACTAGAGGCTGGCAGTAATGGCAAAGCGTGGAGACCCTAGACTTACTAGAGATTACAAAGCCTTTAGGTTAAAGGTATTAGCAAGAGACCAATGGTCATGCTTCTATTGCTCAGCACCAGCTGCAACAGTTGATCACATCATTCCAATTAGCAAAGCACCTGATCTAGTAGTGAACTTCGAGAACGCAGTTGCTTGTTGCCAGTCATGCAACTCATCGAAGGTAATTACATTCAGACTGTTTAAGGTATTGACTCCAGAAGCAGGTCT